TTAACCAATCCTGAATGCTTTAATATGGGTTATGAGTTTTGGTATATGATGAGTGGAATTAAACCTATTATTAAACTACCAAATTGGATTAGAGATGATGCCTAAAAACAAGGGTATGAAACCATTAGTCAGTCCTATGCAGATTATACAATTAGTTGAGGATGAGTATGGCGTTAAGGTAACGAAGCATACTAGAAAAAAGGAGATTATACTACCAAGACATCAGTGCATTTATTTGCTCAGAAAGTATGCTAGATTATCCCTTAAAAGTATAGTAGAATACTTCCCTATAACAGACCATACCACCGTCATTAATTCGTTAAAAAAGAATAGAGACATGATGGAAACGGACATTGAATACTACACAAGATTAAAGAAGCTAGACGATGAACTCGAAACATACATCGAACACAAAAATAACTTTCTTTCGACACATAAATGAGGTTGACAAGCCTAGCTATGTTTCATTGAGCAAGGCTTTGCAGATGATTCGCGAAGGCGGTAGCATCAAGCCATTGGTCGAGCAAATAAGAAGTAGCAATGATGAGGCTGAGATAAGAGAGCTAAAGAAGAAATTGCCATGCGTTTTGTTCTCAGGGGTATTTAATATTCCTATAAAAAAACAAAGAGCAGACAATACCTACTACGAATCTTATCGTACTGACGAATCATTGAGCATACATTCTAGATTCATACCATTCGACATTGATGACATTGATGAGGTAGAGAAGTATAAAAATGATGCGCATAAGGATGAGTACATATACGCATTATGGGTTTCTCCTTCCGGCAAAGGATTGCATGGGTTAATTAAGATAGCTGATGGGAATAAACATGACCAACACTACAACGCGTTATTGAAACGTTACCCAATGTTTGACACAACCGCAAGAAATCCCTCAAGAGTTTTGTATGCATCTTATGACCCAACAATATACATCAATGAGGATAGCAAAACATTCTTTGAGGTTATAGAAACAACAAGGAATGAGGGCATGGTAATGACAGGTACTAGAACTGATTATTCTAAGCTGAACATTGCTACGCGCATGATTCAAAATGCAGAGCAAGGCACTAGACATAATTCAGTTATGAGAGCATCTTACCTTGTAGGAGGTTGGGTTGCAGGAGGATTGGTTGAGGAGCATATCGCTAGGCAAATACTTGAGTTCGAGGTTGCAAAAAAGTTTTCTAATGGAGAACTTGACATAGAAATTAGGGGTATTGCTGATGGTATAGTGAGAGGTCAACTTGCTCCGATAAATGAATTGGAGATTCAGGAGAGAGATGCCATCAAGGAGTTAGGTATTATAGACGAAGAGTTATCTTTCTTGGCTAACAATCAGCTTGATGAGGAGTTCATGAGGAGATACAGAGCAGGATTGATTCCTATGGGATTGCCTTTCGGGTATCATGACATGGATAAATACCTTTTGCTGAAGGAGGGAGAGTTCTATGCTACCTTATCACATTCTCATACCGGCAAAACAACCTTAAATCTCTGGCTATTCTTTCTGGCAGCCTACCAATACGATTGGGGATTCGTAGTTTATACGGGGGAAAATAGAACTGCCTCTGTTAAGATGAGAATCATTGAGTTCTATGTAGGTAAGAAGATTAAAGAAATACCTGAGTACGAATTTCAGGATGCCTTGAAGTGGACGAATGAAAGATTCTTTTTTGTAAACAACGATTCAATGTATGAATACACTGACTTGCTAAAGTATGCTGAAAGTGTTTCTAAATACCATTCTATCAAAGGAATATTTATAGACCCTGTTAATGCCTTGAAAAGAGACGCGAGGGTAAATAGGTACGACTACGATATGGAGATGTATACTGATATGTTATTGTTTACGAAGCGTACCAATATATCTATTTTCTTATCTTTGCACACACGAACACAATCTCAAAGAGAGCGAAATAAAGACGGCAATCAGCTTATGCCATTCCCTGCTGATGCAGATGGTGGCGCAATCCTCTACAACAAGGTTGACATATTCGTGACTATGAATAGAGATATTCAGGATAGGGAAAGGTATATGTATACTGAAATATATGTTAACAAGATGAGAAACAAAGAAACAGGAGGAGATGTAACACCTAAGGGGAACCCTATCGTTCTTAGATTTGATTGGGGCATTGAGTTTGTTGACCTGCATAATCACATGCCAATCAAGAGAAAGAAGTTGGTGCAACCCATTATAGAATTTACACCGCCTACCGAGGAGGATATTAACCAAGCATTAGATGAAATTCCTTTTTAAGAATGAACAATAATTTTAGAATAGCAATTTACGACATGACAATAGAAGATGTAACAGAGAGAAGAAAAAACAGAATAGAATATGATTCCACAAAAAAGGCTTCTGCAAAACTAGGCATCAGTGAAACTATTATAAAAAGAGTTGCAAAGAACAAGGATAAAATTTATATAAAATCATTAGATAAAACAGTAGCAATAAGACACATATAACATGGAAATTTTAAACATAGACTACAACATTAAGCTTCTTATTTTAAAAGCACTTAACACAAGTAGAACAAATAGTCTAGCAAGAATGAAACTAGGCATAAAAGAAAGACATTTATACGACTACATGAAAAAGTATAACATTAAATTAAATAAAACAACACAACGCTATGAAGAAAACATTCCAAGAGGAAGCCTTACAGTCTAAGTTTGAGGACGTAAAAAAAATGGTAGAGACATTTAGAAAGGTAGTTGCTACTGAAACAAATTTATCTGACCCAAGCCTAGTGGTAATGAAGCTGAACTTATTGCATGATAATTTACACATATCAGCAACAATCAAGGCACAAATTACCTACCTACTAGAGCAACATATTGTAAACAAATTAAAGGTAACAGACCAAATGGATAGGACGGCTACCGAGAAGAAGTTTATTATGTCGAAGGAGGTTGGGGATGTAAGTTTCTACGACACGTTTATAGATTCATTAACAAGAGAGGCGCATTATCAAATAGACATATTAAGAAGCGCATTGTCTTTTATAAAAGCTGAAACAAAAATATAGTATGAAGAAGTGTTACAAATGCAAGGTAGTCAGGAAGCTAGAATATTTTAGCAAGAAGAATGGGTGGGGAGAAAATAGAGTAGGTATGTGTAAGTTCTGCCATGCAGAGTATGACAAGGAAAGAAGGAAACAAAAGAAGTTAGACAATTTATATTCATTTTAAACAAAAACAAACATGGAAAAGGAAAAGAAAATTAACTGCGGTGGCGGTAAAAAGAAAAGCGAAAACTGGTTAGCGGTAACGATTAAGCCAGAGGTAATCAAGAACTACATTGAGGAGTACAATGGCAACAAGTATGTTAAGCTGAACATCAACATCGGCAAGCCTGACAAGTATGGCAAGGATGTATCCATCAGCATTGACACATGGACTAAAGAAGGAGAGACTAAGAATTATGTTTCTTTGGAAGACAACAAGCCTGAGGTAAGCGATAATGCCCCAATCGTAGAAGACGATTTACCTTGGTAATTTATTAACTCATTGCCCTCACCACAATTATTATTTATTAACAGGGGTTTTATTAATTCTTAAGGTGGGGGCATATTTTTATTACTATGAAAACAGCAATGCAAGAATGGTTTGATGAATTAAAAGCTAATTATCCTTATATGGATAATGAAATCTTTGATAAAGGATTTAATAAATATCTTGAAAAAGAAAAAGAGCAGATAATGAAGGCAGTAGAAGATACTAGAGGTAATATAGTTCCTAGAATGTTTATTAGTGAAAACTTGAGTGGAGAAGAATATTATAATCAAACCTATAACACAAAGCAACACATCATAGACATTATGAAAGAAGATGAGGATGATGGATTATATAACCAAAACAAATAACCTATGAAGTCATTAATAAAAGAAATAAGATTTTGGTTAGTATCAGTTTTTATAGGATGGGCATTTGATGTTTGTCCTAATGGAAAATTTAAGGATTCATTTGCAGCATACTTAAGAGAAAACATAACTGACTTAACTGAACAAATAGAAGATGAATTTATTAATCAAAACAAATAACCTAAACATTTGACACTATTTTTAAGAAGTGTCTTTTATTTGAAATTAAAAACAAATAACCTATGAAAACAGCAATGCAAGAATTAATTGAATATATAGAATTAAATATTGATGATAATGATTTTATAAAACACGAAGTGCTTGAACAAGCTGACAATTTACTTGAAAAAGAAAAAGAGCAGATGTTTGATTTAATAAGATTTATTCGAACAAATGATAAAATGGGTAAAAGCATAGAAGATTTATATAATGAATTTATAAATCAATAAAAATGAGAAAAATATTAGATTATTTAAAATTTATATTTATTAGCATTCCTTTATGTATATGCTTATTAATAATTATTTACACAATATCATTTAGCAAAAGTTTATGCAAATAATATTAATCATATTACTTTGGGAATTGTTTAAAGAATTAATCAAAATAATAATTAAAAGCCAATTATGACACCAAAAGAAAAAGCAATAGAACTTATACATAATATGACTTATCGTTGTAGAGAATGTGATTATGAATATAACGCTCAACAATGTGCATTAATAGCAGTAGGTGAAATATTATTTGCATTAAAATATGATATGAATGACCCAACAAGTGGAAGTATAAAATATTGGAAAGAAGTTAAAAAAGAAATAAAAAATTTATGAAAGGTGGAGAAGTTAAAGGTCTTGAGAATGCAAGAGCAATAAAAATGATAGATATAG